CTGGCGCTGAGTGTACTGCTGCAGCCACTATTGGTGGTGCTAACGCAGTAAGTTTTGGTGTAACAGGCGGTGACGTTGATATGCTTGGTACTGCTGATATTAATGGTGCTAAAACATTAGCTGCCACTACTACCACAGTAAATGGTATTACTAATGTCACAACTGCTGACACAGTGATTACTGCTAAACTTGCAGCTTCAAATGCTCCTTCAGCAGGATCATTTCAGTTCTTTGTAGTATATGCTCCAATGGGCGCTACAGGTGCTGCTGCAGAAGTAGATCGTGATCTGCTTGCATAAATAACTTTAGGGGCTGCTTTCGAGTGGCCCCTATAAAACATCTAAATGATACTAAAATCTAAAAATAAAGTTGATGGTTGGTCTACTAGAGTATTTAATTTAAACGAAGTATACTCAGAGATGGATGAGGCTGCACTACTAGATAGAAAGTTTTTAGCAGCTATTAAAAAATCTATAGACGATAATGGGATGCTTTGGCCCCCGATAGTTTGGAGTCAAGATACATTTTTAACTTACTATGAAGAACAACCACAAAGACAAGACCCTAATAAAGCGGTAGAAACAGATTTAAAATATCGTTGTGCTATAGGGAATAACAGATTTAACTATGCTAAAGAAAATAATTACACTGCTATAGAATGTGTATATGTTTCTAAATGGCAAGACAAAGACACAGTATTAAGTATAACACAAATGGAATACTGTGTAGACTTCTAAAAGGAACCTAATCATGGCTATTACAACTGCAATGTGCAATACATTCAAAACAGAGTTACTTGGTGGTATCCATGATTTGGATACTGACAGTATTAAACTTGCACTAATTAAAGCATCTCCTTCGGGAACATATAATGCTTCTACAACTAACTATTCAGATGTTACAGGTAACTCTGACGAAGCATCAGGAACAAACTACAGCGCAGGTGGTCAAGTATTAGACTCTGCAACAATTAGTTTATCAGGCTCTACAGCTATTGTAGATTTTGCAGATGAAGTATTTGCCAATGTAACTGTATCAGCAGATGGATGTATTATTTATAACGCTGGTCAATCAAATAAAGCTATTGCTGTAATTGATTTTGGTGGTACTGTTAGTGCTACTGCAGGTGATCTTACTATTGAGTTCCCACCTTCAGGTGGTGGATCACCCGATAGTAGTAATGCAGTTATCCGCATAGCCTAATGGCTGTTGTAGCAGCTTCAGCACGATTTGGTACAGGTAGATATGGCGTATCTGCTTACGGTGCTGAAGACATATCCAGAACACTTACTGGAGTATCTGCTACAGGTAGTGTAAATACAGTAGAAGAAAAACCTACTGAAGTTCTTAATAGTGTAAGTGCAACTGGTGCAATAGGTACAGTTAATGCATTTATAAAAATTACACTTACCGGAGTGTCTGCTACAAGTTCTATTGGAACATTATCTCCAAATATAACAGAAGACATCACAGGTGTGGCAGCAACAGGAACTATTGAGCCTGTATCTGCTGGTGGTTTTGAAATTGACATCACAGAACGTATTACTGTAGGTGTAAGTGCTACAAGTGCTATTGGTACTGTAGAACCACAAGTAGACGAAAACTTAAATAGTGTTTCCGCTACAGGTACAGTAGCAGCTATTATACCCCATGCAGATTCGTTAATAGTTCTTACAGGTGTATCTGCTACAAGTACAGTAAATGAGTTAGAGGAAAAACCTACTGAAGTACTTGATAGTGTGAGTGCAACAGGTTCTGTACAAGCATTAGCACAAGTTAAAGTAAGTGAAGCTTTGGCATCTGCACCAGCTACAGGTACAATAGGTGCTGTTACTACAACTGCAGTGGTATTTGACTTCCAAGCTGTAAGAGAGCAGTACAGCCGTAGACGCACAGTATATATAGCAGAGGCAGCATAATGTCTACTTCAGCATCCAGAACTGTACGTATACCCAATGAGAATAGATTGGTGTTTATTCCTGCCTTTGACACAAACAGGATAGTAAGAATACCACAAGAAAATAGAATAGTTTTTGTAGAACGACAAGCAACATCTGCAGAACGAACTGTATACGCAACTGAGGATTAAACATGAGTTTTCGTTGGCCCAATAAAGACCCTGATGAACAACTAGATTACAGTGTAGATTGGTCACGTTTTCTTGGTACTGCTACTATTAGTACTGTTACATGGTCTGTAAAAAGTACGGCTTATAGCACTAAAACTACACTAGGTGCAGGACAAACACTTACTGTTGCTTCAAGTTCTGCAACTACTGATGATATACAGAATGTATCACAAACTAATACTACTACTGTAGCTACTATTAATATTGGTGGTGGTACAAATAACATTGAATATACTTTTTTCTGTAACATGATTGACAGTACAGGCAGTCAAGCAGAACGCAGTATTAAGTTACGGGTAAAGGAACGTTAAATGGCTTATGATTATCTTGGTCTAGTAAATGACGTAAACCGTAGACTTAATGAAGTTGAGCTTACCTCAAGTAACTTTGCTAATGCTACTGGTGAATACAGTATGATTAAAGATGCAGTAAACTCTGCTATTCGTTATATTAATCAACATGAATACGAATGGCCTTTTAATCATGTAGAAGCAGAAGAAACATTAACTGCTGGTACAATACGTTATGCTTATCCTTCAGATGCTAAAACACTTGATATGGATAGCTTTCGTATTAAACGTAATACTAGTTTTAACAATTCAACTAAAAGATTGCGTTTAATTTCTTACGAAGAGTATTTAGATAAGTATGTAGACTATGAGTATGATACAAGTACAAGTATTAGAACTTTACCAGAGTATGTATTTAGAACTCCTAATCAAGAGTTTGGACTTGTAGCTCCCCCAGACAATGCATATGAATTAGTTTATGAATATTACAGATTACCTGTAGATCTTATTAATGCTACAGATGTACCCTCAGTACCTGAGCAGTTTAGGTATATGATTACTAATGGTGCAATGCACTTTGCTTATATGTTTAGAGGTGAAGGTCAAGAAGCTGCAATGATTCAACAACGCTTTGATGATGAAATTAAACAACTACGTAGCCTTTACATTAACCGTTATGACTACTTGAGATCAACTGTAATAAACCAAACAAACTCTTCTTATAACACTATTAGGGTTTCTTAATACATGCCATCAACTCGTCAAACATACCCTATAGAATTTAAGGGTGGACTTGTTACTAATATGAGTCCCTTGCAACAAGGTATTAATGCACCGGGATCTGCAAGAACTCTTAGAAACTTTGAGCCATCTATTGAGGGTGGTTACAGACGTATCTTAGGTTATACAAAATACAATAGTAGTATTATTCCACCATACGGTGCTCCTGTTGTTAATGCTGAAGGTCAATCTGGCGGCAGTTTAAATATAGCTAACATTAGGACTACCCCTGTTGCTGGTGATACTTTTAAACTTATACATGCTACAGCACAGGTAAATAATACAGCTACTGCAGTAGTAGATGGCACAGTTTCTAGTTCAGCAAATGTTGCTGTAGACGGTAATGTTGGAAGTATAGTTGTAGGAATGACAGTTACAGGTACTGGTGTTGATGCTGGTATTACTGTAACAACAGTTACTGATCAAAATAATATAGTTATATCTTCTGCACAATCTATAGCTAACGATGTTACACTTACTTTTAATGCCCCTGACTCTGACAATACTACACATATTATTGACACTGTAGTTGGTACAATAAAAGTAGGCATGGATGTAAGTGGAACAGGTATACCAAGTGGTATTACTGTATCAGCTATAAGTGGAAGTACTATAACTTTATCTACAGGGTTAGACCTTGCAGAAGATTTAGAACTTACATTTAGTGACATTTATACTATTTCATCTGGTGGTGTTACAAGTTTTAATGCAACTGAAAAAACAGTAACAATTGCATTTACACCTACTATACATTCAGATAATGCTCCCGCTAATGGTGCTACAGTAGAGTTTACAAGCACTGCATCAGATTACTTAGCTATTGGCTGTGGTGTATTTTTAGATAGAGTTATTGTTGCAAAGAATGACGATTTATTTAAAGTATCATCTAGTGACATAACACAAATTAATGTTCCTAGCTACGGTACTGTACTTGTAAATGGTGCAGGTCAATCGGGTTCAAATCTTATAGTAGATGGTTTAACTTCCGCACCACAAAAAGATGATATATTTAAAATTGCTGGTGTAGATAAAATATATAGAGTAACTGCAGATGCAACTCTAAGCTCTGGCGGTGCTACATTAGCAATTAGTCCTGAATTAGATACCTCACCAGCACCAGCAAATGATGCAGCAATAACTTTCTTGAGTATGTCAAGAGAAAGTGCTGGTAAAACAAGATTTTCTAGGTATAACTATACAGGCACAGAAAAGATTGCCATAGTAGATGGTACTAATGTTCCAGCCCTATATGACAACACTACGTTTACTGCTCTTAATGATTGTCCTACAGATGTCAATGGTGCTGGTTTCGTAGTAAACTTTAAAAACCAACTGTTCTTTGGTAAAAGCAACTTATTAACTTTTACTGCCCCATACACAGATAATGACTTTACAGCCGCTGCAGGTTCTGGTACAATCTCTTTAGGGGCCGTGATTACAGGATTGATTGTTTTTAGACAACAATTAATTATCTTTACTGAGTCTTCTATATTTCAATTAGTTGGTAATACAATAGCAGACTTTCAGTTACAACCTGTTACCACAGACATTGGTTGCGTAGACACAGACACTATCCAAGAAGTAGGTGGTGACATAATGTTCTTAGGGCCAGATGGTCTTAGATTATTAAGTGGTACAGATCGTATCGGTGACTTTGGTCTTGGTGTCGTATCTAAAGCAATACAAAAAGAAGTAACAAGCTTTATTACTGCTAATACTTCTTTTGCTAGTGTAGTTATTCGTAATAAATCTCAGTATAGAATACTAGGGTATAATACAAACATTACACAAGAAAATGCTCAAGGTATTCTTGGTACACAGTTTTCTGGTCAAGGTGGTGAAGGAATGGCTTGGGGTGAGCTACGTGGCATTAGAGCTTACGTAGCTGACAGTAGGTTCTATCAAAATACAGAAACAATTGTCTTTGCTAATGATGATGGTTATTTGTATCAAATGGAAGATGGTAATAGTTTTGATAGTTTAAATATACAAACTACATTTGCTACACCGTTTATGCCCATTAATGATCCAAGAGTACGTAAGACTTTTTACAAAGCATTTCTTTATACAGATCCACAAGGTAGTGTATCATTTGATATGAGTCTTAAATTAGACTTTGACCAACGTAATAGCATACAGCCTACACAAATTGAATTTAATAACGACACAGGAGAAGTTGCATTTTACGGTTCTGCTAGTTACTTTAAAGCTGGACAAGCTTCTTCAGTATACAGCAGTAAACTAGTAACTCTTTTTGAAACACAACTAATAGGATCAGGCTTTACAGCGTCTATACAATTTGAATCAGATAGTACAGACCCACCATTTTCACTTGATGCTATCACTTTAGAATTTGG